ATTTTAGTCCTAGCCCGTCAGAATTAGCTGGTGCACTAGCTCTTGATGCCGCACCATTTGGCGCGTTTGATTTTGGTCCAACTGCCGGAGCATTAGAAGCAGAAAAGGCAAGGCAGACAGCGGAACAAATAGCCCGTATAGAGAGTGTATTGGGACTAGACCCATACGCTAAATTTGATAATTTTAATTTTGACAAAACCGCTCTTGCGGCAAAAGCAGAACAAGACGCTGCAACACAAGCACAACAAGACCGCATAAAGGCGTTGGCAGAGGCACCCGCAAGCTTAACGCCCGCGCGGGATTTAATGTTCAACGATGTGGATACGTTTGCGCCTGTTGCCTACAGCGCCGCAGATGAAGCAGACAGAATGTTTGCTGCTCCCGACCTTACCCCTAGCGTACCCGGTGCAATCTCTGCCGACCCTGATGCGGATACAGATAAAAAAGCACAGGAATTAGGAATACCTAGCGTTGCAGAGTTTGCAGCTATGTTTGGGCCTTCACTTGCGCAGACTGCGGCCCTCAATACCGGTATAGTTTCTGACGCTACGCCTCAAGGGCTTGCAGGTGTTGGTGGCTTTGGTAGCTTTAATGCCTTTGGCTACAGTCCTTCCGACAATAACGACAGCGTGGGTCGCAGTGATTTCGGTGGTGATTTCGGTCTAAGCCCTTCCGACAATAACGACAGTGTGGGTCGCAGTGATTTCGGTGGTGATTTCGGTCTAAGCCCTTCCGACAATAACGACAGTGTGGGTCGCAGTGATTTCGGTGATTTAGGCAATTCCCCAATAGGAGGCGGCTTTGATTATGGCGGATTAGATGGGGGTTATGGTGGTGGCGAAAGCGGCGGCTACAGCGGCGGCAATTTTGGGGATAGCCTTTCGGATAATAACGACAGTGTGGGTCGCGGTGATAGCGATGGCGGTGGTGGTTACGGCGGCGCGGCTGCGGACGGTGGCGGAAGGGACTCAGACGGCTCTCCGTATGCGCGTGGAGGTGAGGTATACGGCGGGCTCCCCAACCCCTACAACCTAGGCTCGTACTCAGACGGCGGTCGGCTGCTCAGAGGTCCCGGTGACGGTGTGTCCGATTCCATCCCTGCCACTATTGGTAAAGGACGCCCTGCCCGGCTTGCAGACGGTGAGTTTGTGATTCCGGCCCGTATCGTCTCTGAGATTGGCAACGGTTCTACAGACGCTGGTGCGCGTAAACTGTACGCCATGATGGACCGAATCCAAGCCAGCCGTAGCCGTACCGTTGGGAAGGGTAAAGTCGCTATAAATAATCGCGCTGATAAATATCTACCCTCATGAGAGCGTCTTTAGTACCTCTTGGCATGGTGTCCAGCGTCATACCGGCGCTGCTACCCTACTTGGCGGAATCGGAAAAATGGTCAAGAGGCAGGGCGTCGGTAGATGATATTTTGCGGTTCGTGTTAAACCAGCAAATGCAGTTGTGGGTTGTTCATGAAGAAAATACAATCTACGGCCATGTGGTCACGGAGATAAAAGAGTACCCAAGATGCAAGATGCTGGTAGTTCAGTATTGCGCTGGGGAACCTGATCACATGCAGTATGTAGATGATGAAATATTCGACCTGCTTGACAGGTTTGCTAAAGATGCCGGGTGTACCGGGATTGAATTCGTTGGTCGTCCGGGCTGGCGCAAACAGGCTGAAAAGTATGGGTTTGAGGTACGCAGTGTGATGTACCAAAAATTCTTTAAGGAAGAAACATGAGCTATTCACGTCGTCAACTTTATGCAATGGGTGAACCCCTTGGGGATTCGGTAACGCGCCGTAAAGCGGGGGGCGGGCTAGTCCTAGGCGATGGGGGCGGCGGCAATAACAATACCGGTACTACGAGTACGTCTTCCAACATACCTGACTGGGCGCTTGGCTACGCTAAAGACACGTTGTACAACGCGTCGCAAGTAACCGACTTACAACAGAACCCGTACAAAACCTACGAAGCCCCTCGCGTTGCGGGGTTTGCGCCTCTTCAAGAGCAAGCACAATACGGCGCTGCAAATATGTCGGGGGGGCCACAAGCGTTTCAGCAAAACATAGGCAGCTACATGTCCCCCTACATGCAGAATGTAGTGGACGTACAGAAGCAAGAAGCCGCTCGGCAGTCGGGGATTTTAGGTACGCAGCAGCAAGCCCAAGCTGCTCAGGCCGGTGCTTTTGGCGGCGGGCGAGACGCCATCATGCGCGCAGAGCGTGAGCGCAACCTTGGCCAGCAGATGAACCAGATTCAAGCGCAGGGTTCCCAAGCTGCATACGACCAAGCTGCAAATCAGTTCCGTCAGGGCTTGACCCAAGATGTGGCTATCAATCAGTTGCAAAACCAATACGGCGGGCAGCAGCAGCAACTAGCCCAGAAGGGGCTGGACATTGGCTATCAAGACTTCTTGAACCAGCAGAACTACCCGTACAAGCAGCTTGGCTTTATGTCCGACATGCTGCGTGGTCTACCACTAGGCCAGCAATCTACACAGCAGATTTATCAACCTCCACCCAGCACTATGGCTACTTTGGGTGGTCTTGGTATGGGCGCGTATGGCTTAAGCAGAATGGCTGAAGGCGGTCAGGTTCAAGGATACGCCGACGGGGGGGACATTGACAGTGAAGAGAACGTAAAAGCCATTGTGCGGGGTATGCCCGCTACCCCAGAAGGCGAACAAAAACTAATGCAGTCGTTAGAGATGGCGATGCGCCGTGGCGACAGAGACCAAGAGAATGCTATCCGTGAAGAGATGGCTATGCGCGCATCGTTGCGCAGAGGTTTGGCTAGTGGGGTTACGTCTGAAATGGCTGACAACATGGTGAGCGCAGCCAATGGCGGGATTGTTGCGTTTGCGCAAGGCGGTGAAGCAGAGAAAGCCCAGAGAGAACAGCAACGCGCTGAAGACAGGGATATGCTTTCCGGGTTAAAGGCTTCCGCAGCAGATTTAATACAGATGCCCGGTAAAGTAGGCATAAACATTGGTGAATTTCTGAGAGATAAAGTGGGTGGCGGCATAGCTAGGGCAGCAAGCGCCATAACGGACACTGACATAGCGCCACCTAAATACTCGTATGAAGACCTTGCTGCAAATTCGCGTGGTAGGCAGAACGCACGTAAAGATGACCGCAGCCCTCTTCCATCGTTGCAGAACTCCGCTGCGCGTAGAGATGACCGCCCGAATCTGAGCAGTTTAAAAGGCACGACGGGTACGGAAGCGCCGGTACAAAAGGGGTTGAGCAAACCCGTGGCTACTGCCCTAAAACAGGCGGCGGAGAATGCTGAAGCTACTCAAGGCATTCCTGCAAAGGACTTCATGTCAGAGTTTGACAGCATGTACAACAAGCTTCAGAACGACCCAGAGAACAAAGCTGACCTTGCCGCTATGAAAGCAATGAAGGACAAGATGGGCGGGTCGTCCAAAGAGATTAAAGAGCAGGCGTTTGGTAAAGCGTTGGCTGCGTTCGGGTTCAGCATGGCTGCTAAAGGTTCACAACCCGGACGCGGTTCTGGTCTGCAAGGACTCCTTGCCAGTGCGGGTGCGGCTGCTCCTGACTTGATGGCGTCTATTGAAGACAGCCAGAAACTTGCGCGTGAAGCTGACAAAACCAATGCGGCAATGGAAATGGAGATGGTCAAGTACCGTATAGCAGAGCGCAAGGGCGACAAGCAGACAGCCATGCAGCATGCGGTCAACATGCGTCAACTGCAACAGAGCCAGCAACAGATTGGATTGCAGCAGCAACAACTGGCTGAAACCATTCGCGCCAACAAGTCAAAAGAAGGGCTTATGGGTCAGCGCATTGCGGCTGCGGGTGCTGGACAGAATCCAGCGTTCAAGATGTTGCAATTGACGGGGGCCCAAAGAGAGAAAGCTCTTAGACTTGCGCAAAATGAAGTCAAAGCCAAACTGGCTGCTGATCCGGGCGCGGCAATCAAGGACCCTCAAGCCTACGATAAGATGCTGCAAGCGGCTATGAAACGGTACTTACCTATGACTACCGGATTTGGTATGACGGGTGTATCTAAGTCACAAGACAATAGCGACGATGTAATCGATATGGATTCATAAGCATGGCTACTTACAAGGTACGTTCCGCCGGAAAGATTTATGACTTTCAGGGGCCAGACGGGTTACCACCTGATGCAGTAAAGATGCTGGCGGCGGACTACTTTAGTCTAGGTCAAACACAACCGGAAGCCCCTCCCCCAGAGCCCAAAGGTGAAAGCGGCTTCATCCCGTCAGTCAAGCGTGGTTTCGGTCAGCTTGGCATATTGGCTGGGGATGTTGTACCTGCTATGGCGGCGCAGGCTGTGGGCCCGATTTTTTCAAAGAATTCGGAAGCTTACTCTGAAGCGCAGATGAAGGAAGCCGCCAAGTCGTCAGAAGAGCTTGCTAGAAAATACCCTGCCGAGATAGCGTCCTATAAAGACATTAAGGGCGTCGGTGATGCGCTGACATACGCAAAGGAAGCAGTAGGCGAAGCAGTGCCTACCATGATCCCAAGTTTGTTCACTGGTGGCGCAGCAACCATAGCAGGGCGAGGCGCAATTGCAGCGGCTTCAAAAGCAGCGGAGAAAGCAGTGCTGGCTAGTGCTGCTGAAGGAGTTGTCGGTGAAGAGCTAAAGCAGCTTGCAACAAAGGCGGGCGTTGAAGCCGCACGCAAGGTGGCGCTCAAATACGAGGTCGGCGGCGCTTTGACTGGTTCTGCGGCGCAGAACATCCCAGACGTTTACCAGAACATCTACGAAAAAACAGGCAAGCAAGACCTCAGTGCTGCTTTTGTAGCCGGTAGTTTTAACGCCGCTCTGGATGCCATAACTCCAATTAGTCTGTTGCGTAAAGCCAAGCTGTCCGGTATCCCATCTGAAGAGCTTGGGGCTGCTTGGGCCAAGCGCATGGGCAAAGGCGCGGTGCAAGGGTTTGCGACTGAAGGTGGTACAGAAGCGCTGCAAGAAGCGTCGAGTATTGCAGCCGAGAACTTTGTGGCCCAGAACAGCGACTTCTTCACCAAAGAAAATTTTGAACGGCTGATTGAAGCAGGTCTGAAAGGTGGCCTAGGTGGAGCGGGCATCACCGCTGCCACAAACGTAGCATTTGGCAAAGGGCCAGAGAAGGTTGAGCCGGAGGCAATCAAGACAAGCGGGCTTGGCGATACTGAAGTACCTGAAGACGTAGACGGTGGACCGTTACCCCCGCCGCCACCACCATCAGCGGGTGGACGTAGCGTAGAAGGCTTTGGGGTTGAACCGCCTCCTGAGCAGATCACCATACCGCCAGTAATAAAAGACCAATTAGACGACATTCTTGGCAAAATGCTCAATATCGGCTTTAGCCCTGCCGAAGCACTTGAAGCCTTAAAGACTGACAATGCAGACCCGCAGCTTATTCGGTACGCCGAAGAGTACTTCAAACAGCTAGGAGCAGGAAATGCTGGACAACCTGACGCAGGATCAAGTGGAGCAGGCGCTGGCGTGGGTACACAGCCCGATGCAGAAGCCGCCCCCGAAACCGTTGGAACACCTGAATCAGGTGGAGTGGTTCCTACTGGACCGGATGCTAACGTGCCTCCTCCAAGAAAAAGAAGGGGGTCCGGTCCACTAGATACGACGCCCCCTGCTGATACAGAGCCCACATCTCCGTTTGGGGGCACAGAGCCGCCTGTTGGTACAACGCCCCCTACCAGTACAAAACCTATTCTGGATGAAACGCCTCCTGTTGAATTCACACCTGACGAACGTGTGCTTGACGACTATGAAGGGTTGGCAGAGGTATACAACAAAGACAGAAGAAGCATCAACCGCAAGATGCCTGACTTTAAAAAACTTTCAGACGAACAGAAAGAACGGTTTGCTAAAGCTAGTCTTGATGAACAAGAGGTAATGTTTGACCGGATTGCAGAAGAACTGCATGGAAAAGCGGAGACCTACACCCCGGACAGGATGCGTGAAATTATTGACACCACTGGGGATGGTGAACAGGCGCTTAAGTACCTAGCAAATTCGTCTGCTAGTGACACCAATAAAGTCCTTGCTGGTTTTTTGCACAACTTTTTTAGCAAAACAAAAAAATTCCCAACAATAAAAACGGAATTAGAGAAATCAAATACAGGGCATGCTGGCAGTTATACATCGCCTACACACGAAATAAAAATCGTAGCCCCCGGAAAAGGGAAACAATCTCGTTTACCTAAAGGGTTTGGATACGATACAGAAGAAACAACGCTACATGAATTTACGCATGCTGCGGCAAAAAGAATCGTCTATCTAATAAAGACCCAAGGTAGAAACGCGGTTACGCCTCAACAATATGCAGCGTATCAACATCTAGAGTCGCTAAGAGACACTGTTAGAGCCAAATTTTCTACAGAACAAAATAAAGAGTTTCGATTCGCTATGTCGCCGTCTGATGCTGCGCATGACATAGATGAATTCATAGCATGGGGCATGACTAACGCCAAGTTTCAAGAGGCGTTACGCAACGTAAAAATACGTGAACAAGATTCTATTTTCACCAAGGTAAAAGACGCGTTTGATGAATTTGTAAAAACGATTGCCCAATTGTTGGGTATGCCTAACGAGGTTTCAATTGGTAAATCTTCTAACGCGCAAATTGAACTTGTTGGGTCTTTAAAGTATCTACTGTCTACTCCGCTTACAAGAACGGACATGCTTAAAGGGATGCGGACAAGCCCACAAGTTACAACGCAGCAGCAAACAGTTAGTGCGCCAAGTCGTGATGAATCCACGATGACGGATAAAGAGCTTGCGGATGAAGCCGAAGCTGAAGTGCAGATCAAAGAGCGCACCCCCAAGTCGTTTTTTAAAGACTTGTTCAGCAAGCGTGGAATGCAGAACCTTGCCGCTAATTTCGTCAGCGATAGGTATCCGTTGAAAGTAGCCAGCGATAAGGCCAAATTGTTTGGCGTCTTGCGGCGCTTTGGAGACGGCGTCAATGACGTATGGGGACAGATCACTACTTCTGGCGGTAAAGCGGTTTTCTATTACGACACCGTCATGCGCAATGCAAACGATGAAGTCAGTGCGGCTGTAGAAGCCTACGCTGCCAAGACAGGACTACCACTTAAAGAAGCGCTTAGTCGACTGCACATCATCATGGAAGCGCAGCATGAGCCAGAACGTCGGTTTGTCCATTTCTTGAAGAACGTGCCACTGGATGACCTTGAACAGCGCATAACCTACAAGGGTCAGAAGTACTCTGCTGCTGCGTTCAGGTCAGTAATAATGAAAGAGCTATCCCAGCCTGCGTATGAAGTTACGCCCGGCATGACGGAAGAGCAGATAAGCCAACTTGATGAAGCGCGCCGTGAGCGTGCGCTTGATTTGCGCAGCATGCTGGAGACTATCGTAGCGGACAAGTCGTTCTTTGCCAAAACAATTGGTGGGAAGCTGGTAGACCAAAACACAAACCCTGCGTTTGATCCGAATAGTCCTATGTACAACGTGATTGCTGACCGCACTACACGTCAGATACAAGCTATTAAACGGGAGAAGATGGTTCCCGGCACAGAAGCTGAAATCCAAAGGGTAACGGACTCGCTAAAGAAAGTGCATGAACTGACCAAGATGCTGAACAGGCGCGCCAACTACCAGTCGCAGCCATCTTCAAACATCATCGATTTCTACGATTTTAAAAACTACGTACCGTTCAAGGGCAAGCCCGGGTTCACTACGATCGATTCCGAATACAACATGGAGTCACGTAGGTTAGGCGGTGAATTGCAAGAAGGGCAAGACCCGTTTAGCGGTCGTAAGTCCGAATCTGAAAACCCGATTCTGCAATCACAGGCAGAGGGTGCTATGGCGGCTATGCGCTTGGGTCGTAAAGACTTGGTACTAGCAATAAAGAATGCCATCAAAGACGGCATCATCAAGGGTACGGTCAAGGAGAAAGAAATCAACTTTGAAGACCGGTTCCTCGGGACTGCAAGTAAAGACGCTATTGGCGGGCCAAACAAGATTTTCATGTACAACGAAGACGGCACGATTGATGTCCTAGAGATACATGACAAGGCGCAACTGGAAGCGATACGCCGTTCCTATCGGACTGCATCCCCCCTGCTAGATGTGTTGAACAGCATTACTAGTGGCATTGGGCAGACTCATACCCGGTACAACCCAGCCTTTGCTCCGATGAACTTTGTGCGCGATGCGCTTACCAATGCCTTCAATTTGGGGGCCGACTTTGGGCCTGCAAAATCTGCGCAATTATTAGCAGCCGTAGCCTCTGATGTAGCAGGGGGCGGTATGGGCAAGTCCATGCGCTTCTCTAACCTCTACTCAAAGGGTAAATTTGACGAGATCGAACGGCTTGCTGCTTCTGACCCGTACTACGCTGACTTGCTTGAGTACACGCAGGCAGGTGGCAGGGTGTCGTATCTAGAAGGTCTTGCTGCAAAAGGCGCGTTGGACAACCTTGTCAAGGAAGTAGGGCGCAGCGGCATCCTCCGTACGAAAGACCAAGTTGATAGGTTCATTGATGTCTACAACGACATTTTTGAATTGTCTAGCCGGGCAGCTACGTACCGCATGCTGAAAGACCAATTCTTTGCAGAGAACAAAGCCAGCGGCAAATTTAAAAACGACGCTGATGCCCTAGCAGATGCCAAAGCGCATGCTGTCGAGTACGCTAAAAACCTAGCCAACTTTGAGCAGGTAGGTAAGTACGGTAAAGAAGCGGGCGCTATCTTCATGTTCTTCCGCCCAGCAGCTACTGGCGCAGCGCGGGCTATCGAATCGTTGGCCCCTGCCTTTGGGTTTAACGAGGAGAAGTTTAGAGAAGAAGCCGTTGCAGAAGGGCGCACTCCAGACCAGATCGATAACGCTGTGAAAGAGATGCAGAAAAAAGCTAATCAAGCTAGGGTAATGGCTATGGGGCTAACCGGTATGGGGGTTGGCATGTACATGATGGCCCTGATGCTGGCAGGAGATGATGAACAAGGACGCAACAAAGTAGCCACTGATGACATGGCGCGTTGGACTCGCTATGCGCGGTTCCACATCCCCGGCACAGACATCATCATCCAAATCCCTTGGGGTTACGGCCTTGGCGCGTTTGCATCTGCTGGCGCTCAGATAGCAGCTATCAGTTCAGGTAAAGCTTCTATTGGCGAAGCGTTTGGAAATATTGTTACCACCGGTATGGACTCCTTCTTACCGTTGCCTGTATCACGGATCAGCCCTATCGATAACTTCCCAGCATTTGCGATGGATAGCGTTACACCTTCCATGTTCCGCCCGTTTTTTGAATACGTGATGAACTTGGACGGTCTTGGTCGTGAGATATACAACAATCGGCAGTCGAAGTACGGTGACGCTTACACCGGGGGCGATAACATCCCGGAGATGTACAAGCAAGCAGCGCGAGCGTTGTTTGATGCTACAAATGGCGCTACGGATATAAGCCCCAACACCATGTATTTCTTTGCCAGCAGTTATGCTGATGGTATGGCAAAGATGGCTAGTAGCGCGACCAACTTGGGTCTATCTGTATCCGGGCAAAAAGAATTTGACGTGAAGAATGACGTTGCGTTTGTAAGCAGCTTCATTGGCTCCAAATCAAACATTGATGCTCGGGAATTCAGTAGCATTGAAGATCAAATCAAGGGGCTTGACAAGCGTATCAACTCGTTGAAAGACCGTCCAGACCAACTCAGACAGTTCATGGAGGCCAACCCTGCCGCTTACAACGCAGTTCAGTTCTACAACTCGCAAATCAATGGGGCTCTGAAGAACATACGTACCCAGCAGAACATAGTACGCGCCAGTAAAGAACTGACCATTGCCGAACGTAAAGAGGAATTGGAAAGACTAAAGCTGCTCTCCAACATGGTCAAGCATCGGTTAGTAGAGACCTTCGAAGTGCTTGATATCAAACCCTAGGACATACGCCAGACTCGTATACCAAGTACGTCGTTTTCGGTCACGGTGAACACCTTCACCTTGATGCCCTCCCGTTTAGCGCCAGAATCAGCTGCATACGTCAAGTACGCGGGCTTCATAGTCGGAACAAAGAAGCTGTCCCCTACTCGCATAACGGAGTAGGGGAACACCCAAACGGGCTCATCGTACGGAGCGTCACCCGGCGACGGCTTCTTCATCTTTTGGCAGTAGGTGGCTGATGTCCATCTCTATTTCGTAGGCTTGAATGTTGGTAGCCCCAAATGCTTCCTTCCATCCTGATGCCATCTGCTTGCGCACCTTACCTTTGAGCACACCACGCCGCTCTAGGTTGGATTCAAACTCCCGTACGCCTAGCTTGATTTCCTTCAAGTACGTCTTCATTGCTGACGTCGATATGAAAATCTTGCTCTCTTCCACTTCTGCTCGGATGTACAGAGACTGTCTAGGATCGGTGACAACCCTGCCATCTTTGATTACCAATGCGCTTTGGATGTACTTGTTAATAAAGTCACCAAGGATGTCTTCGTAGCTAGCAAGCCTGTTCTTGTTCTTGCCATTGACGGTGTCCATCACTCCATCAGCAACTACGCTGATGATGCGGTCAAGATCAAAATTGAATAGCCCAAGCCTGTTGCCATCTTCACCAGCTACTCGTGCCACAGCCAACACGTTGGCAATGAAGCGTAACTCGGCGCTATCCGTGTAGTTCTTGCTGTAGTTCAAGTACTCGGCCTTGATGCGTGCCTTTACGTTGGGCAGCTTCTGTTTGAACAGGTCTTTTATGAACACCGGCCCGGCGTGTCCGTAGTTGGTTTTCAAGGGTTCAAACATTATCAGGCCCCTTTGCATGTTCAGCTCGTAGCCCTTGACTAGGGGTTTCGGAACTTCAGGCTCAATGACCCGCACCTCTTCTGCGTTGGTGTTCGCCTTGTGCAGGGCCATAAGGTCTTTAAGCGGGGTGTTAGTCGTAACAAGCGCCAACAGATTGGTCACAAACGACATTTCACGTTCTTGGTTAGTAGACGCTTGCATCCGCAGCTTGGGCATACCTGACGATATGTTGTAGGCTAGGTGGGATACTATCTTGCCATCGGTGTTGGACTGCTCATCCAGTCCGTATGGGATGTTCTTGCATGTGACCATGCGCTGCATCAGGGCGTTTTGGGTAGCATCAAAAACCGCCAAGTTTTCGCAGTAGCCCCAGATGCTCAATGCGCCGTACAGCGCTCCGGTCTTGCCATTGCCAGCTTCTCCGTACAGCGAGTAGATAGCCCCAGCCACGTTTGTAAACTGCATCAGCGGTGAAGCCAACCCGCAGAGCACAGCAAAAGCATGGTACTCGTAGCCGGGGTCATTAAACATCTGAATGGCCTTCTTCCATTCATCAAACGAGCCCTTGGAGTGCACGTTCTTGACTACGTTCTTTGCCATCGGTGAAGGCGGGCAATACCGCTCGTCTCCGTTAGCCATGTACTCCACCGTACCTAGTACGAAGGATTCATTTTCATCTGTCCATCCTTGTTGCATACGCATGATATTTGCCTTTTGTGTTTGCATTAAAAAGTCCATCCACTTCGTGATGTAGCTGGATATCGTTGGCCCATGCTTCTGGTCAAAGTTGATTCCTTGAAACAGCAGCGTTGCTTTCAACCTGTCTATCGCCCCAACGTCTTTTAGCGGTAGCAGGAACTCTCGGGATGGATCAATCGGTAAGACTGCGCGCATCACGAGGCACTCTCCATCATGTGGGCTGAACACCCGCATAACAGGAAAGAAGTCAATCGACGAAATCATTTCCGGGGGGTCTTGAACCATTCCTTTTTTCGTGGCTCGGGGAGGTGGCTGGTGATAGATTCCTCCATTAAGTCCTCGGGAGAAAGGTGCAAGTGCGTCGGGGAAGAAAGGAATTTTTTCGGTATCCGCTTCGCCCCGAATTGGTTCCTGCGTATCTGCTTGGTGCTCAAGTTCCAAATCTGCGGACTGTTGGGCGACTCTAAGGATTTTGCCGAGTTCGATAGGCCCGCGCTTTCCAAACTGCCCGGCGTAGGGGCATCCACTGCATCCCCCAGCGTTTGCTTTTTCGAACGCTTCGCAACTGTGGGCCCACGCTGCGTCCCGGAGGGACTTGGAGCGCTTTTCTTCTGTACCGTCGTAGCTGTATCGACTGTCGTGGTTGGACATTTCATGGATAGCTGTATCAGCATCTCTACACCTAGCGGCGACAGATATTCCAGCGAACCACAATGGCTCTTCACAACCGTCCTCTGACAATAGCTTTTTAATTTGTCCACAACCTTCTCCCTCTATACTTTTGATAGCAATTGTGTTGAAGTCGTATTCAAAATTGCTGTTACGTTTTTCATAGATAGCTTTCGTATCAGGGTCAAGACCCTTGTCTACTTTGCTTAAACTGAATGGCTCTTGTACTTCGCCAAACTTGTCTATCCAGTAATCAAACGGAAGAGGTTCAGCATCCTGTATGACTGCGACTGGAAGCGGTTCACCTTTAAGGTTGCGTGACCCCGGTACGCGCAGAACGCGCGCTAAGTCTGCCGTGACGGTTTCGTCAATGTGCAGGGCATGGTCAAGACAAAACGCCTTGAACTTCTCTGCATAGGGCTTCCATTCATCCGCAGGAATCTCTTCAGTGAAAGGCCAATACGCATGTATGCCTCTACCCGAATTGACGATGATTGGGCTCGGTAGCTCAGTGTCGTTTACAAACTTATGTAACGCGACTAGTCCGTCTTCCCACAATGCGTACGGTTTGTTTTCCCCGCAGTCAAGGTCAACAAAAAACGCCCGCATGAAAATACACCCTAGAGCCTTGCGTTCGTACCCTTCAAACGTGCCTAATGCAAAGAATGTGTTGTAGTCATCAGCATCAAACTTCACCATCTCCGCGATGGCGTCATCTATGTCATCAACAAACCGTGGCTTTACGCTCTTATTTTTGATTCCTACTACACATATATTGCCCTGCGTCGGCAGCACTTTCTCAAAAAATTGTTTATTCATATTCGCAGAGACAAAAACGGCGGGGGCCACCCCGCCACTAAAGAAATGGCTTTTCAGCCCGCTTCGTGTTCTCTAGCAGTTCTGATAGGACGACCAACCATGTCCCGTAGATACGCCTTTGAGTCACGTAGGTTCTTGCACGGCAAGATACCTTTTTGCAAATCCTCCTCTATAAGAGCTATGAAGGTTTCAATGCGCGCCCTCTTCTTAGGGCGTATAGCCCCGCCTCTGAACCACGTATGAATAGTGGCTCTAGTGGTATCAAATACTTGGGCGACATACGCCGCTGGTAAGTTGGCAGCTACGCAAGCTTTCGCTAGTTCAGTGCCTAACCGATACACAGCCAAGTTATTCAATAAGTCGTACAACTCGGGGCTATAGCTTCGACTCATTACTTCTTAGTCCACTTTTTCAAAACGTCAGTCACATCCTCTGCCTTTGCAGGAGCGGCTTTAGCAGTCTCGCGTTTCACGGGTGCAGACTCTTCGGGCTGTGCCACCTCTATTTCTTCAGGCGCATCGGACTTGTACACAGTCATCTTGACAGCGTTCTCAGCAGCAGGGGTTTTGCTTTGCTGCGTCACAATATCGCGCGACTCAGGCGGCACTGCGGCTTGCGGGGAAAACAGCAGCTTGGGAGTAGACGAGTTAGTATCAAACTCCATCTTGGTCACAACGCGCCCAGCGGAGACGTTGTTATTAGCAAGCATCTGCACGTAGGGGCGGAAAGGCCAACGACCGTTCTCTTCCTTACCAAACGCCGAAGTAGCTGGCAACACCAACTGATACACATCACCGCCCGGATCGTTCGGAAGAACCACTGCGGTACGCCAAGACAAGCGGCATGCTGCTCCTGTACCGCCTTGACCTGAACCCTTGACAGAGTTCGGGCATGCAGCGCATGTAGGTGCGCATGGCTCTTTCACGTCTGCGTCGGGGGTCTTGGAATCGTTCGACCAGCAACTAGGCGAAATCTTGACGCCCTTCTTGTACGTCTGGCTGTAGTAGGTACGGGAAGCGTCATGTGCCATCTTCACAAAGATGACGTTCATAGAGATGTCGGTGTTGACGCTTTGCTCTTTACCGTTAACAATTTTACGGAATACACGCCCTTCGATTGAAATGCGCTTATTGCCTTTGGTTGCTCCACCAGCAACTGCAAGGGTGTCTTCATCAAGACCGAGTTCTACCAAATTACCGAGGACTGCGAGTTCATTACTCATGGTTTTTCCTTAAACTGAAATTTCACTGGTTGTACTGGCCTTACGTACGACAATGTCGTATTCCCGCAAGGCATTCACTCCGGGAGGCAGACCGTCGGCCTGTCTACTAGATATGAATTCTTTGAAGTTGCGTTGATGGATACGCCGTTCAAGCAAATCAATGGAGCCTTCTGCCTCCACGAAAGTCTTGAAGTGTTCCCAGTCGGTGCAAAAAAATCTTTCCTTGACCTGTCGAGTGACAGTGCCATGTGAGGTCTTGAGGCCGTTGGTGTTCGTGTCGTTGCAAATCGCAAGCAATGCTTGCTCCAAGAGCACCATGTCTTCCTTGAGCTCGCTGTCTTGCGCGTCAAACTCGGCCTTCAATCTTTCACGTTCCCTTCGAATCGCCAAATAGGTTTCTACTAATGCATCCGTATCAGCCATTGCTTTCTCCTTCAACTTCTTCACGATACAGGTCTACCAATTGTTCGTGCATATCTACTTTGCTCTGAAGCATTGTGTACATGCGCCGCTCCACCTCAGACCCTTGGAGGTGGATTACCGTCATCTTGTTTTTTTGTCCTACGCGGTCAATCCGCGCTATGCACTGTAGATACGTTTCCACAGACATAACAGGAGACCAAAAGACCACTGTGTCAGCCGCAGTCAAAGTGACACCATGCGATGCCGCTTGAGGTTGAATCAGTAGAACCTTTGGGTGTTGTGTGGTTTGGAATGAGTTAAATATGCTTGTTCGTTTGTTGGGTGTTGTGTCTCCTGAAATGATTTCGTTGGTGATTCCGTGGGTGTTCAAATGGTTGGCTACCATAGACAGCGTATGTCTGTACGGTACAAAGATCAGCACCTTCTGCGCTGTCTCGTCTAGAACTTCGCGCAGTACTGACAGTCGGGGAGCTACATCAAACTCCACCACGTTTCCGTCATCTGTATACACGGCCCCGCCTGACAATTGAAGCAAGCGGCTAACTGCCGCAGCAGCGTTGACTGTGCTAATCGTCTCGCCAGCAGCCTGTATCTGCATCTCTTTTACTAGGACACGGTAGTACCTTGCTGCTTGGGGAGTTAAAGGAACAAGGCGGGTCTGATAGGTGACCTCGGGTAAATCCAAGCATTGGGACTTCTCATACCGGATAGCGGGCTGGAGCGCCTTGAACACGGTGTCTCGGGATTCAGGTTTTGGAACCCACTTGTATCGCGTTATTTGGCGCATCACGGCGTCTTTCCAAGCAGAGGCGTACTTGGGTACTCCCGTTGGGTTTACGAGCTTGGCAAGGCCAAAAGCGTCTTCAGGCGACTGTGATGCAGGGGTGCCTGTCATCATCCACAAGTAGGTATCGGGGGTCAAAATCCTAGCTAGGGTACGCCAGCGCTTCGTTGACGTCGTCTTGTACGCATTGGCTTCATCGACAATGATTAAATCAAATTTGGCGTTGATGATGTCTTTCTCTACGACATTTACCCCGTCGTAGTTGATGATGACAAAGTCATACACACCGCCAATGATTTTCTTGCGCTTCGATGTAGTGCCATGCGCTACGCCGCATGTACGATGCATAGCTGTCTTGAACAAGTCTGCCTGCCATGCAGCCTGCATGATAGATAGAGGGCAGATGACTAGTACGCGCTTCACGACCCCCTGATTCATTAAATAGTCAGCTGCCCATATCGCAGCGGAAGTCTTGCCTGTACCCGCCTCATTGAAGCAGAACGCGCGTCGATTCAATGTCAGAAACCGTGATGTATCTCTTTGATGAGCGAACGGCATGAACATGCCGGGCCACGTGTAGTCACGCTCAATCGGTGATGGCACTTTTATGCTTGGTGGGGTAATGCGCGCAAGGCGCTGCATTTCGTCTAGACCCCAGTGGACGATTACATCTGAAACGCCATCCTTGTCGGACAGCACTTCACTTTTTTTGATGTAGCCGGTTATGGAATTGCCGATGTCAGAAGGACATACAAAGCGCACAGCTACATTGTCGATGATATCCACTCACACTCCTAGACTGAATTAAAACGGCTTAACGTGCAGGGGTACGCCCTGCACGGTTAACCCTGTCACAGCGGAGCGGGAATGCGAAAGTCACATCACGTTACTGCCGGTTAACTGACTATGGTTTTAGCCGCAATGCAAAGCCTAACGAGCCACTCATGCCTTATGCCCGACCGAAGTGCGAAAATCGAAAAACTGCTTCGGTATCCGTATTATGGGGGCCACCGCCGCATTAGTCAAGTAGGGGTTAACCCTAACTTTACACTTTATTTCATCGACCCATCAGACTTGCGGGCAAATGAACGATTCTTACTTGGACTCTCAAGCCGCACACCATCCTTGTTAGAGCCGCCTTTAGACAGTGCTTTGACATGGGCTACATCTTTGCCAGTGCGGTCAACGCCCTTGGCATCAAGCTTCCTTCGCGCGCGTTGGCGCTCCATGCGGTTGGGCAGTTCGCCACGCTCTTGCTGCTGCTCGTACTCTTTCTTGTACGGCCTCGGTTTATTGACGTACGGCATCTTTAATCTCCTGCAAATGCGCGGTTGCTGCGACGGCAGCGCGGGTTTCCACGATTGCTAGTTTAAGCTGGTCGAGGGCCAAAGCGTAGTCCTCTTCAAGCAAGTAGCCGTACGATTTCTTCAAGGCGGTTTCTGCCGCCATCAGGGGATAAGCGTAGTCTATCAACTTGGGGTTTTCCATTACTTTTCCTTATAAAACTGGCATCGTTTTACGGGGCACCATCCGCACAACGCCGTTGGGTTTTCCTGCCACACACCGTTCTCATGCGACAAACGAAGACGCTCAAGGTGGGGGTAGAAGTCTTGCCATAGCTTTTCTTCATCAGCACGGGCATATTCAAACGTGAAGAAGTGTTCGTGCATCACAAACAGCAGACCGGCCTTCACATGGTTGACTTGGGGGAAATGCGCAAAGGCCATCAAAGCCATCAGCTGTAATTGTTTCGGGTCAGGGTATTTACTACTGCCTGTTTTATAGTCAACGATGAATGCGGTATCGCCGTTGAGAACAACCAAGTCTGCAATCCCGCGCACCCAGTACTCTCCCCACTTGCACGGCTTGCGGTCAAACCCGACTGCCATACGCAGTTCGGGATGCTTTTCGCCTTCCATGTCTATCAGCGGTTGAAGCTGCTCGGCAAAGCGCTTGTAGTTGGCGGCTAAGGGTTTACCCTCACCCACATAGTCTTCGATGGCTTTATGCACTTCTGTGCCGTAGCGCATCTCGGCAGTAGGGAACTTGGTGTAGTTCTTCAGTACTTTTATTTCTTGGTACTGACGGGGGCAGTTGATGTAGTCTTTAAGGCTAGAGAACGACCATTTGACTTCGTGTGTTTGCATAACTGATTTTCACAAGTGGTTTAGAAATGTGAATACTATCAGCAATCGCCGTAGGTTGCACCTACTTTTGCTTCGCAAGCAACCGGAAGTCCTGTAGCCCAATCGGGCGGTGTATGCATCACCTCAGTGATGTACTTGACAGCCTCGTCTACATCGTCATCTTCGACGACTACCACAGCGGCGTCATGCACGGTCAGAGCCACTCTATGCCTTTCAGCGATGGCAATCATCTGCTTGCCTACAACGATTCGCGCCAAGGCTTGCACCACGTTCTCCACGACAGTACCGCCCCAAATTGAGACTTCACCTCTCCGTGAATCGTAAACTACCTGTGACTTCCCGTCTTTCTCTGTGCGCCGTAGGTTGGGGTAGTGGATGCGTAGGCCATTGGGCAAGATGATGCCATCGTTGTCGTAGAAAACACACCCGTGTTTACCAAACTGAATGGGCTTCTTTATGCCGTTCATCATGGCAGACAGCATGCTGTCCCCATCACTCCATAGGTCAGGTATCTTGTCGTTCTTGTCCCTGTAGATAGTGACGATGTTTTTGCTTTCTTCGTCTGTAAGCTTGACGCTCATAGGTTGGGATGTTGCTAGGGTGAGTTGTAGCTTTGTGGCCCCTGTGCCATAGCCCAATCCCAAGATGCATGTCTTACCTACAAAGCGCTCTAGCGGATCAGCTTTCGTTATCTTCCGCTTGTAGACCTCGGAGGCGAACACCGAGTACACATCCTCGCCATCTGCAAATAGTTTGACTAGGTCATCTTGCCCTGCCAACCACGCAAGCACGCGCGCTTCAATCTGTGAAGAGTCTGAGTTGATTACCTTGTAGCCCTCGGGCGGCACAATGGCCTTCTTCAGCGCCTTCTTCTTTGCGTCTCGGCTAGGCAAGTTCTGAAAGTTGACCTTGTCTGTGCCTGACCAGCGCCCTGTATGCGCGCCGTAGTACTTCAACGGGATAGGCAGTCGCCCCTTGTTGCGTATGCCAATAGCCATGAAGCGCTCAAGCCGCTTCTCTTCAAGCGTTGACTTGGTTCCCAAGCGCACAGCGCATAGGTGCTGAACAAAAGAGTCTTCATGCTCGGTAAGCGCAATGAACCCTTCGTCCTTCTTGGCTAGGGCAGGGATTTCTTTCTTCTGCTTCTCGCTCATCTTCATAGGCACAGGGATGTTGAACTTCTCCAGTACCTTTGCAAATTTGGGATTGCTAGAAATCTTCTCACGGACTTCCTCCTCCGTGGAGCACTCGAGGTCGCTCATTAGAGATGTGAGTAGCGTAGTCTTTTCTTGCACCAAGTCATCAAACCGCTCCCGCAGGGTATCTTGGTCAACATACAACATCGGGTCGGTGAACATACGCAACGTCATGTCTATCAGCTTCAACTCGTCTTGGTCAAAGTTGGGGAGCATGCACAGAAATAGCTTGTATGTCAGCCGCACATCGTTCTTGCAGTACTCGCCGTACAGCGCAAGTTCTTCGGGAGTGAATTCTGCGCGTGTCTTGTTGATGGCCTTGACGACCTCGTCGCCTTTCTTGCCAAGTTCGTAGCGCTCCGTCAGGGCAGCTAAGGAGCCGCCTACTTCAACGCCGTGTATAGCCCGTGCCATGCACAGGGTGTCCATCAAGACCATCGGCTTGATGTTGAAAATCCAACTCAGAATTGCGCCATCGAATAGCATGTTGTGTGCTAGAACGGCGCTCTCCTTCCAGTTAAATTGTTTTAGGTGTTTACGTAGCTGTTCACGGGTGCCTGAAAACCAAACAGGCTCCCCGTCCTCTACTTGTACAGACACACCGATGACCTCAAACCGAGGGTCGCGGACATACTCTTCAGTAGTCTGCTTTTTGAACCCAAGGTCTGAGTCGGTGTAGTACGTCTCGAAATCAAGCGTGATTAAACGCATTGGTCTCTTGCAGCTTGTTGGCGTACCACACTAGCTTGCCGATGTCTTCCACGGCGTCGTCTTTATGCCCTGCTCGGCTTGTGTACTTCAGTATGTTGCCTTTCAAGTAACCACGGAATTCTTCAGGCGTAAGCTTGGCCTTGATGTAGTCAATGACTTCAATACCGCCTACCTTATAGTGGGGTGGACTGTTGACCATGTCCACTTTGGGCTCTTCCATGGTGATGGGTAGTTCCTTATGCGTAGGTTGCATCCGAAGCTTTGGTTTTGCAACTTTAGCCGCGCCAATGAGCGCCGCTTTCTTACGCAGAGAATGCCGAATCACGTAGACATGCTGCACACTGATACCGAACTTCTTGGCAATTTCTGAAGATTTCGCTTCAGGGTGTGCTGACATGTAATTAATGACACGGATTGATGTTTGTGTTCGTTTAGCCATGACTGTCTTTCTAAAAAATTAAAGGGGTATGTACATTAAGATGATAGGTCAATTTTCAATAGGCGTTTTTCCCTTTCTTGTCTTGCCCTTTTTTAGCGGCGGCGGGCAATGGGGAGGAACATACGCCACACGCCACTTTGCAGCTACGTATCTACCTTCAGTCCAACTTGCAATGTATGCATCAGGCATTTTGTTCAACACCCTATAGATGTGCCGCTCGTCCGTTTCCAAACGTAGGCTTATGGTCTGCGCTGTCAACCCATCTATGTTTGCTTTTAGCAGGTTGCGGATGAGCGGGGCTTTGTGCTCATACGGCTTCTTCATCCGTTCTCCCCTTTCATCTCGTTTAACGATTCCTCTACCTTTAGCGCGGCCTTCATGCCGTCTGCAAACCCCCTTTGGTACGCCTCTTGGTCACACTTAATCAATTCGTTGATTAGGTTCATGGCCTCTGTGCATACGCGTGTGAGGCTGTCTAGCGCAAGTTCTTTCTTGGGTATCATTCTGTTTCCTTTGGTTTGATTTCCACTTCTTCACTTGCACCAATGTGGTACACGTTGCCGTCTTCGTCTGTACACACACTGTACATACCGTCGATGTGGTGGAACTTCAACTCCAGTCCATTCTTTAGCACAATCATGCTATTCCTTGGTACGTCATACAGCTTCATCCGTTCCTCTCCTTCAGCTTAGCTTCAATGTCCCTGACCATTTCAAATATGGTTGAGCGCCCAGCCCCTGTCTGCCAATCTTCCCAGTCCCAATAGGCTTGAGTCTCCTCATCCGTCAGACTTACCCACGGGCGCTTTGGTGAGATGGTGTAGACATTGACGCGCTGGTAACACTCAGGCGCGCCTATAAATTTTTCTCCTGCCTCACCAATAATTCCATGATGTTCACCTGTCAAAAGTAACGTCCACGCCACAGGCTCCTGCGCTGGCTGTGCTGCTTGACCGGCTCTAAAAAACTGCTCGGCATAAGTGCGGCTGATATGCGTATTCCAAAGCGGAGGCAAAGTCTTGCAGTATTCTTCAAAACTGTTTGCTACAGGCTTCTGCGCTGGCTGTGCCAAGGCTTCTTCAACAATGGCATAGGTTTCTTTGTAAAGCACTTGACCCGTATTTTCAAAGTGTTTCATGATTAAATCTTCCAACGCCTCAAGCGCCAGCCTCAATGCTTTACGCTCAGTCTTTTGCGCTGCGCCGCAATCACACTCACCCGCAGGGTACGCTGGCCCGTCATGCACCGCGCAGTCAGACCAGTGCTTTACAGACTCCTGCGCTGGCTGTGCCAATGCTGCTTTGAAGTCAGCCACAAAGTCAATCGCTTGCAATCCGTACTCATCCAGTATTGCTTTAATGCCTTCCCATTCTGATGGTGGCTCCTGCATCTTGTCCGCAGCCGCCGCACGCTTGGCATTGAAGCCACCGCCCCAGCTACCCTGCCGCCTTGCAAGTTCATCAAACGCTTCGTCCTCTGCATCTTTCATAGCAAACTCCATATAAGTAGGCCAACACTAGCCACAGCAAACAACACAGTGGCTATGGTGACGGCAACAAACAACACACTGAACAGCATGTCCTCGTCTTCGTCGTCGTTCATGCTTTGCTCCTTGCTCTGATTGCGTCCGCGCATTCTCCTGCGCTCATCAGTCGGTCAGAAAACCTATGACACAACTTGGCGCACTCTTCACGCTCATGCGCGGCTACCAAGGCGACCAATTCTTCCAGTTCTGCTCGTGTGAACAACACTCCGTCATGTCGCCCTAAAGCAAGTACGTCAAATACACCGCCAACCTGTTCAACAATTTCTTGTAGGTTCATTCCGCATCCCTCCATGTCCAGCCCAGCAGCTTGTTGGTGAACCAGCGTTGTATCCATGATGGCTTGTAAAGCATCGTGAACCGAATGTCCGCAGGGCCTTCTGCGTACAGTATCCAGTAGCCCACAGGCTTGGGCGGCTCGTATAGTTTGTAGGTATTCATTTCCCATCCCTCCCCTGAAACATCTCCGCGCTCCATGCATCAAGGATGCGGGCCTTGGCTTCTTCACGTTCTTCGGGTGGGTAGATGTCGGCAACAACATCCTCCAGTATTTTCAATGTCGATTCAGCCATCTGCTGTGGTGTAAGTATCATTTCTTCCTCGCTTCCAGCATTGCGTCTGCAATTTCATAAGCGGTTTTTGCAAGCTGCTCGTAGGACGAGCCAACGCTAGTCCTTAACATAGCCAGTCCAGCGTAATAGTCACGCATGGTCATGTCCTTAGCAAAGCCGCCATGTACTTCTCTCCATGTGGGGTTTGTTTCTTCTTTCATTTGCACTCCTTAGTAAACGCAGCGACCCATATGCTGCACTCGGGTTGATAGGTGGCGTAGCCCATGTAGAACCCCACCACGATGATGGTAGAGACAAGCCCTACCAATGCAAAAAAGTCAGCGATGTATTTCATAACCAATCCTCTCGATTTGCTACGGGCAAAGTATGAAACCAGTTTTTAATGCGTTGCTCTAAGCCTTGGACATTCGTCTCGTCGATAACAAGCGCCGCACCACGCGCCGCTCGTATAGCTTCCATGTTGGACTCTTGTAAAGCAGTCGGCTTGTTGCCGTTCGCCTTGCATTCGATACCTATGAATGTGCCTCGGTAGCAGACTAAGAAGTCAGGAACCCCTGAACGCCCAAACCCGCCTGTGACCGGCATGGTGTAGTACGCCTTCATGGATTCAAGGCACTCCTTAACTCTCTTTTTTACTTTGGCTTCCGGTGTAGCTGCCATCTATTTCTCCTATGTATGATTGCTCCAGTACAAGCATGTAAAGCCCTTTGTGGATGCGCCAACCTACCTCGTTCAGTCTTTCATCTTGCGTGTTGATGAACACACTCAAGTCGTTAATTTCCCAAACCTCTTGGTCATTCAATGGGTATGCGTTAATCATTGATAGCATGGCCTTGATGCGGTCGGGCAATGTGTCCTCGCTGAACATCCAGCTTTTGTTCGGGGCTATGCATATCTCGTAATGGTCATCGTCCGCAAACAATGGAACGCGATAGCTGTTGAGCAAGTAGCTGTGTGTTATCGGATGAAAGCCTTCCCTCATGGGGCTTCATTAGGGATGAGGACAACAAAACCATCGCCCATGTAACCGGACGCAACGTCGATGTCTTCGTAATATTTGTCAGCGCGCGGCATCTTGAAATCATTGCGCCCCACATTGTTTTTGCCGCTGAAGTGCGCGGCTATGATTGCCGCAGTAGGCGCTAAGGGAGACTCGTACAGAGAGTTATAGCGTTTCACGCCCCCCTGAAGTTTCATAACGTGCGCAGAGTCTGCTGTAGCCGAACCAACAAGGTAGTGGGATGCTCGGTCGGCATCCCCTTGCAAGCTTACAAAGGTGAATCCCTTGCGGAATCTTTCGGCGTGCTTCTCGGCCTCATTGTGTGACTTCATAGTGCGCAAATACTCAGCGTATTGTTCGTGGAAGAATTGAATGTAGTCGGGGCTTAGATGTTTGTCAATTAAGACGTGCTCAAATAAAGCTATCGTATGGGTGTTGGTGATAGAGACTCTTGGCTCTTCTCTTGCGCCGATTGCGCCAAGCGCGTATCTGACAGGGCTGCTCAGATTTTTAAGCATGCCTTCCAAAGTAGGTTGCTCGTTCTTCTTCTTGATTACTTTTATGAGAGAAGAAATACTTGAAGAGTCGCGAGTCATGCTGTCTGACCTACCGCTACCTCGTTGCTTAGTCACGTTGTCAGACTTGTAGGTGAAGAAAGTATCTCCCCCATCTTTGTCCACGCCTATGACAGCTATAGGGGCGCCCTCATGAGTCTCTACCATAAGTTTTCTTGCGTGAGTATGCTCGCCTACAACTGTTTTGAACTCTGCACAAAATTCATATGCAAATTTAGCCAGTTGATTTTCTGCCGCAAACTTGGACTCCATGCGAGATCGGTCTGCGTATTGTGAAATTATGTTTAACATTGAATGCTCCGGTTGGTTGGTTGATTAGAAACGCTTGACTGGCTTGCCATCGACTGTCACTATCTGCTTCCATTTTGAAGAAGCGTAGTGGTCGCTCATTGGGGTTGGTGTGTAATCAAATATCTGTTCATCTCCATGCTTGTAAATGATATCGGTGAAACGCTCTTCAAGGTATCCTCCAACTTTGTATACGATTTCATTTGTGTCTGCGTGGTATCGTAAGTACCAACCGTTTCGCATTTCTTGCGCAAAAAACATTGCGGCATCTGCGTAGCGCTTTGCATGAATCAAACTGTCGAAGTCCTTCTTGTTGAAGTTGCGGTTGCTGAATTCTTTGTTCAAGTCCTCCGTGATTTCGCGCACACCTTCTGTGGTCATCTGCCCTAAGAACACTTTCCATAGCTTCAAGAACTCGTCGTACTGTTTCATGGACTCGGCGGCTTTTTTACGATTCACCCGTGGCTGAAGCGTTACATACGGCGTCTTGCATTCAACACCGCCGCGAAGCGAAAGTCTCACCCCTTGGAATACTGGATGCATTACTTTGTCATTGGCGTTTACTACAGTACCGCCATGCCTTACGCTGTGAGATATGTAGCATCCAATCAAGCGGCCTAACACCATCCTGTCGCCCATGCCTTGCGCATACCGAATCTCTATCGTGTCATCAGGGTAGACAATCGCGAGGTGACGTAAATTGACCCAATCTTTCATGGTGTCGGTTACATCTTCTCCACTGAGGACTTTTTCTACTTTTTTCAGATTCATGTAGTAGATGCTGAATGTTCCATCCTCGTTGGCGCGGAAGTGCCTGTACGAATACTTTCTGTTGCCTAGTGGAAACGCCTTACCATTAGTACCCCTGTACGCATTCTTGGGGTCTTTTGATTCCACTGCGAAATGCCTGTAAAGCATTGGGACTATATCGTTGTACATATCTATCGCTCCTTAAACATTCATGAAAACTTTCTTACCGAACGGAGGAACCCAATCCTTGTTATCGGTGACCACCCACAGCGTTGGGATAGAGACATCCCACTTCACATCACTCTCAAGATACCCATCGGTGAACACAATCACACAGTCGGCTTTCAGTTGCTTCTTGTTTATGTATTCACTGACACATGAAGCCCTAGTTCCACCACCACCGCTCGGCTTGAGAAGCGCCCGCATCTGCGTATAGTCTCCGGTAAACAACTGCTCACCACGGACTTGCGTATCCCACCACAGCACACGGATGGACTCAGGTGCGACGGACTCGGAGATAGAGACCAGTTCTGAAGCAAACATGTTGACCATGTCCTGCCCAATCGAACCGGACATGTCGTTCGCTTGGATAATCCCTCCGATAGTCTCGTCCTCCACAGTCGGCAGATACATGTCATTGGCAATGACTCGCCGGTTGAATTTGCGCCATGTGTACTCGTCGTTACCTCTGCAAGTAGAGGACACAAAGTCACGCAGGACATCCTTCCAATCGACAGTCGGCTCAAGCATCTCAGTGATGGCTCGTGGCAAGTCAACGCCGAGACGCCCAGCTAGGATTGCGCCTTCTCGTATCGCTTTATCAATACGCGCATCAATCTTCTTAGCTTCCTCTTCGGTCAGTTCCTTACCCTGCCCGTTGAAGTCATGCTCGTCGAATTGCTGTTCACCACCCCCTGAACCGTTACCCTTACCGCCCTTACCGCCTTCGTTCTCCTCCTTCAATATGCGATACACCTCACGCATGTTCATGTTGTGGAAGCGCGGGTCATGGCAGCAACCCGGCGGTAGCGTAGCAATTTTCTTGTCCTTCAGATTCATGATGATGTCGTTGACCACCATGTCGGCGGCTATATTGGCAAGCATCGCGTTCTCCAAGAACAAGTCCTTGTTGTGCAGGATGTGCCTCAATGCGATATGAAGATTCTCATGCAAGATGATGCCGTTGACCTCTGAATCGGTCTTGCACTTGGTCGCCATAAAGTCTCTGCCATATTTCTTGTTTACCCCGTCGGTGTACGCAGTCGGGCATCCTGTGTCCACCACCTCGGACGTGCCCATCATCATCACCCCCGAATACAACGATGTCTCGGGGTGCTTCATCATCGCAATGTGACCGCGCTTGATGCGGATTTCTTGTGTAATTTCCATAGCTGTTTCCTTTCTGATTAGGTCATGTAGACGTAGTTGTCAGCCGCCCACTTGGTCAGTTCTTGGTTGTAACGCGCAATGCGTGGCTTCGAACGGCACATCATCGTGAAGAAGATGGACTGGAGTTCGCTGTGGGAGATACGGTTCACGTACTCCATGTAAGAGTTCAGGGCATCCTGACTCTCTATGTTGTCAATCGCTTCGAACAACATCTGAATGATGACTGCTACTTCATCGGGGACTTGCGCCTTGCTTGGGTCTTTGATGATGTCCTCGTACCGCACAATCTTGTCTTCCACAGAGATGAACGCCGCCATGCTCTTGGCTGCTGACTCGCCCAACAGACCCGCCAACGCAACCATCAGTGCATTCTCCGTATACAGGTGCTTGCGCTCAATCACAGTAGATGACTTCGCGAGGGAACGCGGCGACACAAACTGCTTTGCATTAGAAGATGGCTTGAAGATGAACGGGTTGTCTGACTGGTCGCTGTCCTTGTAGGACTTGAACGCCCGTGGATTCATAGCCGCCCATGCCCGAACCAACTTGTGAATCTTGTTCTTCTGCGCCCACTTCAGCCACTTCTCGTGATTCGATTTGCGCAACGGCACGACACAGACACGATTACCGACATGGCCTAACATGCTGTCGCCAACACCATCGGATGCATTGTTACTTGTACCGAACACGATGGACTTGTCGCCATCGGCGCTTTCGGGCAGAGGCTCGTCACCTACAGTACGCTCCAAGTACAAGCGCGTGTAAATAATCTGCATCAGCTTCGGGGCCTTGAACGCCTCGTCAATCATGATGACTTTGGGTTTGCCATTGCCAAGCTTGAACAGAGAGGACACGTAATACTCAAGCCGCTTGGTGTTGTGGTTGGGGATAGACGCTGCAATGTCCATCATGTCCTTCGCTGGCGCGTCAACATAGATGTAGTCGTACTTGTCTGAGGGACAGTCGTCCCCTGCCTTACGCCATTGGTCGCCCTTGGACTCAGCGATACCCGACAGGATGGATGTCTTACCCACGCCCGGCTCGGACACCAGAATACAAGTGATCTCGTCACCGATTGCATTAATCAGGGACACGGCTTCGTCGATGTCCACGTCAGCGGAAAAATTGATTGTGCTCATTGCTATCTCCAGTTTCAGGGGTTGATGAAAGGTTAAATCTTCTCTACGCTAATGGTCATGGCTTCGTCGTCAATTACCACTCGTGCGCGCTTCTTGCCAATGTCGTAAAGATTGGACGTTAGTCGTTCGCTCTTCTGAACTGCCCTAGACCACAGCAGATAGAAGATGGCGGTCGATGCCAAGAATATAATTTCTAGATCAGTCATGTTGAATCCTCAATGGTTGAAACTTGGACAGAATGTCATCCACGCTGTCCTTCACACGGCGGCGTTCGTATGCGCTCTCCCGCAACTCTTCTGTAGTAACTCCCTGCAATGTCTGCTCCAATCGCATCCGCGCATCCTCAAGCGCTTCGTTATTCGTCAAGTTAAAGTGCTTCAGGGTGGTGCAAATCTCCTTCGCTTGGCTCACAGTCGTGTCGTATATCTTCTTGCGCTTGGTCTTTCCATCGTCGTTAGCTTCCGGTTCAGCACATGCTGAACTGATACGCTCGGCAATAGCCAGCAGTCGTTCGCTTGCATCGTGCATGACATCGTCCACTATGCTCCGTGTGCGCTTCGTGAAGTGCTGTTGCAAATCATCCGCAATCGCTTCCGCTATCCCGCCGGAACGAAAGTCGTTCGCCGGTACGTCAGAAATCAACTCGCGCATAGTGAAGCGCCCATCCAGACTTAAGACGTCAGGGTATGCTGAACGGTCAAACATGGTTCCTTGCTTGAACGCCGCATCGCTGACAATGTCCGAATACTTTGCCATAAAAGTTTGCTTGAGTTTGTTGAACGCTGCCTTGTGCTCGTTTAACTCTTTCATCACCCGTTCCAATTCAACCATCGGCACGATGCGCCATCCCCCAGCCCAGTCGTAGGTGCGCCGTTGAAGCCAGTTAGTGACGGTCTGCCTGTAGTTGAGCAGCGCCTTGTGGTCGGGTGAATTGGCAAGCAGGTTCTGCGTGAACTTGCCTGCGTCTGACGATGCATTCTTAGCAGTCGTGACCTCGTTGGATATGGCGCGGTCTTGCTTGGTAGCAGTCCATACCTTCACCTCCACATTCATGAGTAATGCGCTGGATGCCAAGCTGATTAGATGCTTGGGCTTGTCGATTTCAAAGTTCATATATAACCTTTCATACTGGTGTGTACTTACTATTAATACCCTTGGCTAATTCCCTACCAGCTTCCGCTGTGAAGAACATCGCCCCCTGCTTGTGTGGTGTAAGAATGCACCACGACTTGCGCTCTACCCGCGCTTCCTCCTCCCCGCATGGGAGACAGAACTTGTAGCCAAGCGCCCATCTCTCACGTTTGTATTCGCCATCGCACTTGCGACACAGCGGCGTGTGATTACTCATCTTCCTCTTCCTCCTCGTCGTCAATCCGTATAAAGTTAAAGTCCTCCTCTTGCAGAGGCGGCAACTCCATCGCGTGCTGCATCATCTCCCACACTTCGCGCATACCCTCCATAGTCTCAGAGCCAAGGCAAGGCGCGGCGTACCCAGTAGGTTCCCCCTTTCTGTTGTAGACAACTTCTTGTAGGACATACCAATCCTCGCCGCCGTTTCCTCGGCGGTCGTTCACTACCCGATAATTCCAAGTAAACATTTCATCACCTCCTGAATCAATGTGTGCAGAGCACGGTTTGTTTGATCGTCCACACGCAGTCCTCGTCATGCGTGTTGCACAGGTACTTCTCGTACTCAGCGGTATCCTGCGACATGTATACATTCACAGGTACGTCGTCACACATGAGCACATACACTCTTGCGCCATCCACCATATCCATAGGCGGACAGTCCATCACATCCATCGCCAAGTCTTTCATTCGCCCCATGATTCGCTCCTTAAAGTTTCACTACCCCGTGAACCGTTAAGTCCACAGCCTTTGTCAACGCTCCCCGAGTATCTGTATTGTACCATAACTTTCCACATAACACAAGGTATTTGATTCACTTTTTTATACGACACAGTTTATGCTAGATAAGACGCGCTTAACTCCATTGTTCAGATTGATGCGCCGCTCCACCATCATCAGGTTGTGTACGGATACATAATGCGACCCGCCCGTACGAATCTCCGTATCCTGCGCGTCCTCGCCTAGTCGTATGAACTTGTATGCACACAGGCTCAGGTTGTGCATTGACTTGGTGTAGTCCCATTCGGCATTTACTTCTTTGTAGTGCACCTCTGCCCGTTTAATCGCTAGATACAACAAGTCCTCGTGGTCTGGCGGCGCAGTGCCATACACACCGTTGAACCAGCGAACTCCTTTCTGATAGAAGGATATGCAGGGATACATAATCGCTTGCCGCCTCCCTTGGTTGTATGCGTCGAGAAGATCGCCGGGAAACAGGTCTTCGCCATGTTGCGTTTCAGCTAACCCTGACACCATATCTCCCCACGTTACCCTCTTGTTTGGGTGTTTCTTATAAATGCGCGGCTCGGTCACGTCGTCCTCGTGCATGGGTTGGTTGGATAGCGCGTGTGCCTCTGCTATGAACATGCGGTATTGCGCGGCGTCAGGGAACAGTATTGTGTAAGCAACATCTGATACATAGCTCATCTCATACCTCACCGGCCGGGGTTGTCACGCGCATCTGTTTGGGATAGCGCGACTTCGCATTGATAACTCCCCACACCTCTGCATCAAACTGCTGCAACTGCTTGCGGGGTACGTCTTGTTTATGCTTGCCCGAATTGCGCTTTGGATTGCGCAACATATCGAGCACTACTGGATTCCGTGTTTTCATTTGGTCTTCTCGTGTTGGGCTAACATGAACCGCGCTAGCACTCTGTGGTGGCTGTAGGCAACCACGCCGTCTGCATCCTGAGCAGTAAGGTATCGGTCGTCCTCCACTATGTCTGTCGGCATCGACCAATAGTCTGACCCCTCGTCACTCATGCGGGCAAGCACTGTGTCGCCGCATACATACCAGTCTGCCGTTTTGTTGTGCATGAACATCGCACCGATAAAGGTGCAAGCCGTGCAGTCGTGTTTCCATTGGGGTTTCATCATTTCAGCACCTCGTGAATCGTTAGATGACGTCGTAGCCGGTCAAGAACTGAAACTTCTCTACCTCGTTCAGCGGCTCATAAATAGTCAGTCCTGCGTACTCGTCGTCGCAGTCGTTGAACTCGTCGTGGTCGTAGCCTCTGTCCAAGAACTCTAAATTCTGGTTGTAATACGCATCGACACGGTACTCCGCACCCTGCATGAAGGACACGACGTCGTCTGATGATTTGCTAGGCCGTGCCGTAATAGTCGTATTGCGCATTGCTTTACGCAATGTCCTAGGTAGTAACCGATGTGATGCAGTAGCATCCGTCCCCGTCACGGGATATTGGTTGGTCGCAGAAAAAAGAAAAGATAGTCGCGTCATTGCATACTCCAAGTTAAGCGTTCACAGAACCGTGAACCGATGAATGAGCGGGGAGCCGAACTGCTTCCTGCCCATACCTGCATTATAACACCAATTAAAGATACCACAAGGGATTTGGCTGACTATTTTGTAATGGGACGCTTGGGTGTGATTGGAACTGAATTGGAATAAATCGGGCGAAATTGGAATTGGGCTGGAACAAACTATTGTTAGTAAAAGGGTTAAAGTTGGAAATAGTTGGCGAAACAAGGCTCCAAAGTATATCTATCTAGATAGATAGATAAAAAAAAATATAAATATATATATTTATTCCAATATTCCAGAATTCCAAGGGGTTATGACGGTGATCGGAAAGTTGAGAAGGATGGGGGAAGTTTTGCGCGGCGCGGATTCGCAGCAGCTGCCACGATGTCACGATGTCAAATCTCCTGGGAACCGGCGAAACCTCTTGGAATTTTGGAATATTGGAATAAATGAAGCTAAGTGCTTGATTTATAAGGGAAAACCTTGTTCCAGTTTTGAAAACGGAATTGGAACAAATTGGAATTCTGGAACAAAAGGCTGGGAACCTTGTTTAGCGCTTCAGGGGAGGCTGAATCCTTATTCCAATTTCTTGGAACTGCGTTGGAACTGCGTTGGAATCTGGAACAGCTTTTTGGAATCGCCCTTTTCGTTGCCCTGCGCGGCCCGACTCGCTTGCTCGCGCGCGAGAACACAGAACTGGCATCAGCCCCAAGGGGGCGGATTTTTTGGGCGAAAAAAAACCCCGCCGAAGCGGGGTGTGTGGTATGGGTTTTCTAGTCAACCGATGTTGTGTAGATAAAGTGCGCGAATACATAGGGAATTTTCGCGTTGTCTTTTTTGAATTTTTCTAGCATCGATTCTTTTTCGGAATATTGGCATGGGTAAGAAACCAAATTAACTTTTTTATCGATGGTGCGCCGATCTATGCTATTCGGGTCAATTACAGTTATTACCGAATAAATGCGGAGGGTTCCATAAAAATTGTCCATAATATTTTCTTTCAGTAGATATGGGGGGATAATATCCCCCCATATGGTTTCAACAATTATGCGTTGTAGCTATTCCAAAACGCATTTACAGCGGTGCGGTATTTTGCGGGAATTGCAGTAACATCACCTCGATTATTCGCATTAATAACCCGAATATCGTATGCTTTGAACATGGTTTCCAAAGCAATATTAAAGTTATTTGTTGCGCCGCGTTTCTTTTCGGTAGGCGCTACCAGACCACGGGCTGCAGTTTGCAGACCCTTTAGGTTATTGGAAACATACTTAGAGAATGCAGTCCGGACGGGCGAAAGAACATCATACAAGGCCTTATCGGTGTTTTTCAATTGACCGAATGCTTGCTGACTGTAACCATATGCAACATTTACATTAATGATTTTATCGGTTCCCGCTGGTTGAGCATTTTTCAATTCAATAGAATTCCCCAAATTGATATAGTGCGATTTATCTTCCGACAGGCGGTAATAGGTATCCCCTTTCAGTTCTTGATAGCGTAGTTGAAAACCGGACGACAATTCGGTTTTCAATTCTTTCGAAACCTCTTCCGGAAACGAAGGGTTATTGTCCATGACATAGCGCGCTATGACAGACGCCGTTTCACCAGTGCGCGCGAATTTATATGCGGCATCGCGATTAGACACGGGCAAAGTAATTTCAAGGGTAACAGGTTTGATTTTCGCAGACATACTAACTCCAATAAAAAAATAAACTAACACAATTTACCGCACCGATTTATGCGGTAACAGTATTATAACGCATCATGGGGTTGTGAAACGCTATTCGGCCCGCCCGCCCGCGCCCACGCCCGCGCAGCTTGGCCCGCCCGAGAACAAATAACTGGCATCAAAGGGGCCGAAGCCCCCGAGCCTAGCGGTACATGGCGCTAGGCGACTGCCACCGACTGAATTCCAAGCCGTCCCACTTGGCGCAATGGGTTGCTCGCGCTACTTGCAATCGGCCTTCGTGGAACAGCACAGCGCGCGGGTTGCGATACTGACTGTGCTTGCGGTTTGTAATTACGGCTTCGCGATATGCATCGGCGACCATATATTTCCAAATATTCATTTGTCCTAGTGTCATTTGTTTACTCCTGTTATGGGGCGGCTTGCGCCGCCCCGATTGATTACATATAGTTAACGCGGCTTGTATTCTCTTCGGCTTCCTCTTCGCGAATGTCCTGACGAATTGATTTGTACAAACAACCCGCGAGGAACCCGCCGATTAGCAGGGCCGCTAGGTGTGCGTACCCGTGGCCATTGGGACCGCCTGCCCAACCGAATCCGAGAAATACCATTGTGAATACTGTCAACATAATGTAGGCTAATGATTTCATTTGAATACTCCAATTAAAGTTAATAAGAGGTAGGAGGCCCCGCCTCCTACCATGCCGGTCTACTAGACCGACATCTCCGCCGCCCACTTGCGGTAGGTGGTTTCGAACAGGTCCGCAAACGCGGTTTCGATCCGCCGTTTGTTGTCGCTGTCCGCCGCATACCAAGCCTCTTGCAGCTTGGTTGCAAAGCTTCCCTCTATGTAAAGGAAGGTGACTGTCTCTTCGATTTGCTCTTTGCTCAACATTTCAATACTCCTAGTTAAACTATCTTATTTTCTCCCATGGGTGTAGTATACCCTAGAAAACCGCTAGGAGACGGCCCCACGCCACCCCCCACCCCCCGGATTCCATTTGGGGCCCCCCCTCCACCCCACACCCCTTAACGAACGCAAATAACCACCACATTTTCCAAACCTAGACTACATTTATTTTTACTACCCCCCCACTCCCCCTGTGTTTTTATACAGCTTTTACATTTCCCGGCTTTTGTGAAAACACCCCCCGGTAGGAGTCTCAACCTCCTTTTTGTTTTGTGCTATATTATTTGTGTTGGTGGGTGCGCCGCAGTCTTAGTTGCTGCCTGATTTCAAGGGTCAACCATCCCCCAACAGCCCCTCTTTACGGAGTGCCCATTTCCTCCCAATGCAAGAACTTGTACCCGAGATAGACTCTCACATCCCATTACCGGCATCTGCCACAGAAGCCATGCCGGTCCTATCTCCACGCGAAGAGTTGGAGATGCGCGCGAGGACGATCAAGTTAATCTCCGACTTAACTGGCAAGCCAATTTCCCCAGATGAAGAGCAACGTGGCAAAGCAGTAGAGCTTGCCCAGTCAATGATGGGCGACGACAAGCAGGCGTCCACTCTATCTATATACCCGAACGAAACGATTGCCTACCTAGCTGGTATGGTTGCCCAGCACGACGTGATGGTGGTCAAAGAATTGGCCGACCTGAAGAAATACGTGGTCAACAAGCTAGTCGTCGAGACAGAACACCCCGACGCCAAGATACGACTGACGGCATTACGTGCTTTAGGGGAAGTAGACGGCGTGGATGCGTTCAAAAAGCGCTCAGAAGTCACCCACAAGCAGCAGTCTATTGAAGAAGTCGAGAGAGAACTGCTTGAAACGCTGGCAAAACTGGAACGGCGCACAGTTGACGTGGCTGCGATAGAGGTCAGTCTATGAATGTCACTATAGAACAGATAGACGCACTAAAAAATCTGTTGCCTACGGCGTCAGCCGACGAAAAAAGACGCATTCTTGAGCTTATCAAGGTCTGGGACGCCCAATCTGTACAGTTTTTGGGCAAAGATAGCCTACTTGAGTTTGCTGACCACGTCTATCCGGGTTACAAAGTGGGCCCACACCACCGCAGACTGGCCAGAATTTTTGAGGAAATCGCTGCCGGACGTAAAAAACGCGTGATTGTGAACATTGCGCCTCGTCACGGCAAGTCAGAACTCATTTCCTACCTTGCACCAGCATGGTTTTTGGGCAAATTTCCCCACAAAAAGATCATTATGGCCTCCCACACAGCCGATTTGGCTGTGAATTTTGGTCGTAGGGTACGCAACTTGGTGGGTTCGGAGTCGTATCGGGACATTTTTCCGGCAATTGAACTGCAATCAGACTCGAAATCAGCATCACGGTGGGGGACAAACTTCAATGGCGAGTACTTTGCTATCGGTGTCGGTGGCGCTCTTGCTGGGCGCGGTGCTGATCTATTCATTATTGACGATCCTCATTCTGAGCAAGAAGCTAAAACTGGAAGACCCGATGTCTTTATTCCTGCTTGGGAATGGTTTCAGTCTGGCCCTCTCCAGCGCCTTATGCCGGGAGGCGCGATTATTATTGTTATGACCCGTTGGTCAAAGCTAGATTTGACTGGGCAGATCATCAGCCAAATGGCCCGCGAAGAGGGAGTAGACCCTTGGGAAGTAGTTGAATTCCCTGCGATTCTGAATGAAAAGCCGCTTTGGGGCGATTTCTGGTCTATCGAAGAGCTACTGTCTAAAAAGGCAGGTATGGACGTGCGGTACTGGGAAGCCCAGTACATGCAGAACCCGGTGTCTGAAGAAGGCGCGCTTATTAAGCGGGAGTGGTGGCAGATATGGGATCAGGACAAAGACCCACCCCACTGCGAGTTCATCATCATGAGTCTGGATGCTGCGCAAGAAGCCAACACCCGGGCCGACTACAACGCCTTGACTACGTGGGGCGTGTTCATGAATGAGGAATCAAAGAACTACAACATAATCCTGCTCAATGCCATAAAGAAGCGTCTGGAGTTCCCGGAGTTGAAGAAGATGGTCCTTGAAGAGTACAAGGAGTGGGAGCCCGATGCGTTTGTGGTGGAAAAGAAATCCAACGGGTCGGCGCTGTACCAAGAATTTCGACGTATGGGTGTGCCGGTCAGTGAATTTACCCCCGGCAAAGGACAGGATAAGATATCCCGTGTCAATGCTATTTCTGATTTGTTTTCAGCGGGAATAGTATGGGCCCCTGACCGCAGGTGGGCCAGAGAGGTCATTGAAGAATGTAATGACTTTCCTAGTGGTGTGAATGACGACTTGGTTGACTCCACATCACAGGCTCTGGCGCGCTTTAGGCAGGGGGGATTCATCAAGCTTCCAAGTGATGAACCGGAAGACATAAAGTGGTTCAAAGGATATCGTGGGCGTGAACGGTTCTACACAGTATGACTACACAGAAGTTTATGGGCAGAGGGCAGTTGATAGACCGGCTTGCAGCGCAAGTGGGTAACCGTGATGCTGCCGTAAAAATACTTCAGGAACGTGGGCACTTGAAGGCAGACGGCAAGACTTTTACTACTGAAGGCGCGCGGCGCAACCAGATGACAGCGGAAGAGCGGGCGTTAGATCGGGTGTCTAAGAAGACAGGCCGCAAACCGCAGGACTTTAGATATAACCGCTCGACAAACCGGGCAACTTTGAAGGATTGATATGGCTACAAGTTCTATGGATAAGAGTCTCTACCAAGCCCCGATGGGGCTGGACGAAATGATGGGGGCTCCAGATGTGGAGATTGAAATTGAAGACCCCGAGTCAGTAAGCATCCACGCGGGAGACGTGGACATCGACCTGTTGCCCCACAAGGAGAACAGCGAGGACTTCGACATAAACCTTGCTGAAGAGATGGATGAGTCAGACTTGCAGTCCTTGGGCGAGGACTTGGTAGCTGATTTTGAAAAAGACTTGATGGATCGTAAGGACTGGATAAAGACCTATGTGGACGGACTGAAACTGCTAGGACTGAATTACGAAGAGCGGACTGAGCCTTGGCAAGGGGCTTGTGGCGTGTTCCACCCGATGCTGACTGAGAGTGTGGTTAGGTTCCAAGCAGAAGGAATGATGGAGACTTTTCCCGCAGCAGGGCCGGTCAAGACCAAGATTCTTGGCAAAGAGACAAAGGAACGGGAAGAGTCAGCTATCCGCGTCCAGAACGACATGAACTACCAGCTTACCGAGGTGATGACTGAGTATCGCCCGGAGCACGAGAAGCTGCTATGGTCACTGCCTTTGGCAGGCTCCGCGTTCAAAAAGGTCTACTACGACCCTAGCCTTGGCCGTCAGGTAGCTATGTTTATTCCCGCTGAAGACATCGTCGTGCCGTACGGGGCTCCCAGCTTGGAGCGTTCAGAGCGCGTGGCACACGTCATGCGTAAGACCGAGAACGAGATCATCAAGCTACAAGAAGCTGGGTTTTATCGCGATGTGGACCTAGGTGAGCCGGGTTACGAGATAGATGACATCGAGAAACAGAAAGCCGAAGAAACCGGCATGTCTGCAACTCAGGATGACCGCTACCGAATTCTGGAGATGCACGTTGACCTTGACTTGAAGGGATACGAACACAAGAACAAGAAAAAGGAAGCCACAGGCATTGCGCTGCCGTATGTAGTCACTGTAGACAAATCCACATCCACCGTTCTAGCTATTCGGAGAAATTGGTATGAAGACGACGAATTGCACTCAAAACGACAGCACTTCGTCCACTACCAATACATCCCCGGTTTTGGCTTCTATGGCTACGGTCTTATCCACCTTATCGGCGGGTACGCAAAAAGCGCGACGATGCTCATCCGTCAACTCGTGGATGCGGGCACACTTTCGAACCTACCCGGGGGTCTCAAAGCTCGTGGTCTCCGCGTCAAGGGTGACGATACGCCTATCCAGCCCGGGGAGTTCCGGGACGTAGATGTGCCTAGCGGAAGCATCCGTGACAACATCCTACCACTTCCATACAAGGAGCCAAGTCAAGTTTTGTTTGCTTTGTTCCAAAACATCGTAGAAGAAGGCCGTGCTTTCGCTTCTAGTGGTGATATGAATGTGTCCGACATGTCGGCGCAGGCCCCAGTCGGTACGACGCTGGCGCTACTTGAGCGTACGCTCAAAGTGATGGGGGCCGTGCAGGCCCGCATCCACTACACCATGAAGCAGGAGTTCAAACTGCTGAAAGTCATCATCGCTGACTACACACCAGAAGAGTACAGCTACGCTCCTGAAGACGGTACAGACAATGATTACGAAGATGACCGTCGGGCCAAAAAGTCTGACTACGACTCGATTGAAGTCATTCCGGTCAGCGACCCCAACGCAGCCACAATGGCACAGAAGATTGTGCAGTACCAAGCGGTGATGCAGTTGGCGCAGCAGGCTCCGCAGCTATATGACTTGTCGTTCTTGCATCGTCAGATGATTGAAGTGCTAGGGGTTAAGAATGCAGACAAGCTGGTCAAGATCGAAGATGATGCAGTGCCCACCGACCCAGTAACGGAGAACCAGAACGTGCTGATGGGTAAACCTGTTAAGGCGTTCATTGAGCAAAACCATCAGGCACATATTGCCGTACACATGGCTGCTATACAGAATCCGAAACTACAGCAGTTGATGCAGCAGAACCCGGCGGCACAAGCCCTGATGTCAGCAGCGATGGCCCACATCAACGAGCACGTTGCATTAGAGATGCGTAAGCAGATAGAGACGGCTATGGGCTTCTCTATTCCTAGTGAAGAGGCCAACAAGCGGATTACTCCAGAGCAGGCTGACCAGATTGCAGTCATGTCGGCGCAAGCAGCGCAGCAGATTTTGCAGCGCGACCAGCAGGAGGCCCAGCAGCAACAGGTTCAACAGCAGATGCAGGACCCGGTTATCCAAATGCAGATGCAAGAGCTTCAGCTACGTCAGCAGGACTTGCAGTTGAAAGCCCAGAAGCAAGCTGGCGAGATGGCAGCTAAAGCTGATCAGCTTCGGATCGAAGAGGCGCGGATTGCAGCCCAGAAGGAGATTGCAGCGATGCAGGTCGGCGCACAGGCAGCAACAGCAAAAGACAAGCTTGATAAACAGATGGAGCTAGAGGGTACTCGCATTGGCGCGGACATTGCCAAACATAAAGCCCAGATGGCTTCTCAACAAGTTACGGCCCGACAGAACCAATTTAACCAGCAGAGAACCAAACCTGTTAAGAAGGATTGAATATGGAAACGCGTCAAATTTTCAAGTACGTACTAAACGAAATTAACACTATTCGCTCTGAGCAAGCCATCTTTTTGGCTTCTGGAAGAGCAACTAGTCATGACGAGTACCGTCATGTCTGCGGGGTAATCCGGGGTCTAAACCACGCAGAAAACATCGTTAATGACCTCGTGCAAAAAATGGAGAAATCTAATGAGTGAATTTAATGTCGCTGCGGTTGACTTGTCTAGCATTCTAAATAAGGATGCTGAGGAGAAAGCCAAACAGCTGCCGGACCCTAAAACTTTTCGTCTTCTGTGCGTTGTACCTGAAGCAATGGAGGAATACGCGGAAAGCGAATTGGGAATCCTTAAGTCTGCCCAAGCAATGCACTATGAAGAAGTACTGACCCCAGTCCTATTCGTGATAAAGATGGGCCCCGATGCATACAAAGACGAGGCTAGGTTCCCCAACGGGCCGTCTTGCAAAGTAGGTGACTTCGTTATTTGCCGACCCAATTCAGGCACCCGCTTGAAAATCCACGGTCGTGAATTCCGCATCATCAATGATGATTCGGTAGAGGCTGTTGTGGAAGACCCGCGCGGTATCCAACGCGCTGCTTAAGGAGTAATCATGGCTACTGCTAAATTTGACGACGAGGAATTTACATTTCCTGACGAGGCGGACGCAAAGAAGTCCACCGAAGAGAAAATTGACATCGAAATAGAAGACGACACCCCGTCGCAGGACCGTGGGCGCAAACCCATGAAAGAGCCTGTGGACGAGGTCACCGATGAAGAATTGGCGTCCTACGACGAGAAAGTCCAGAAGCGGATAAAGAAATTTACCCGTGGGTTCCATGACGAACGTCGTGCCAAGGAAGAAGCCTTACGCGAACGTGAAGCTGCTGTGGATTTTGCAAAACAGGTCTACGAAGAGAACAAGCGGCTACAACAACGCCTTTCTACTGGCAGCGAGGCATATATCGCTCAAACCAAGAGCGCAGCCCAAGTAGAGTTGGAATCTGCAAAGGAAAAGCTGAAAAAAGCCCATGATTCTGCGGACACCGACGGTATCGTAGCTGCTCAGGAAGCCATTACCAAGGCGACTATCAAGGCTGAACAAGCCCAAAATATGCGCCCGGTACGGGTAGAAGAGAAGCAATTCAAACCTCCCGTGCAGGAAAAGCCCCAAGATAATATGACTCCACGGGCCAGAAAATGGGTGGAGTCAAACGACGACTGGTGGGGTAAAGATGAAGAAATGACAATGGCTGCTATGGGCATTGACAAGAAGCTTCAAAGAGAGTATGGTGCCGATTATGTGGGTACTGAAGAGTATTTCCGCACCATCGATAAAACGATGCGCAAACGATTCCCTGAGCATTTTGAAGATGCCCAGAGCGACGAGGAAGATGAACCGCCTCCAAGAAAAAGGACATCAGAACCGGACGAGGACGAAACTCCCCGCCGTGCAAGATCAGCTACTGTTGTGGCTCCAGCCGCACGTAGTACCCCACCGGGGCGTATCAAGTTGAAGGCTTCTCAAGTTAGCGTTGCTAAAAAGCTTGGGGTAACCTTGGAACAATACGCTAAACAGGTTGCTTTACTTAATAGAGGTTAAAAATGGCAGAAGTTCAGAATCGGCTAAATCGCGAAATGGAAACTCGGGCAAAGTACGCTAGGCCAACAGCTTGGCAGGAACCCTCGGTGTATCCTGAACCGGACCCTCGTCCGGGTTGGGCCCATCGTTACATTCGCATCAGCTTATTGGGATCATCCGACCCGTCTAACATCTCTCTTAAGTTGCGCGAAGGATATGAACCCTGCAAAGCAGAGGACTATCCCGAGCTAATGGTACACGCCGCTGTTGATGGACGCTTCAAAGGCAATATCGAAGTTGGTGGCTTGTTGTTATGCCGGATTCCAGAAGAGTTTATGGTTCAACGCGAATCACATTTCGCCAAGAAGAGTAAACAGCAGATGGAGTCAGTAGACAACACATTCTTACGTCAGAGTGACCCGAAAATGCCTCTGTTCGCAGAGCGTAAGTCGCAAGTCACTTTTGGTTCTGGTTCTTAATTTTTTATATTGGAGTTTTTATGGCATATCCTGTCGTATCAGCGCCGTACGGTTTGTTGCCGCAGAACCTTATTGGAGGTCAAGTATTTGCTGGTTCTACCCGCATGTACAACATCCAGTACGGCTACGCGACTGACATCTTCTACGGTGATTTCGTTGTTCTATCCCGTGGCTTTGCCACACGCGCCTCAGTTTCTACTGGCTCTAGTCTGAATCAGACCGTCGGTATTTTCTTGGGTTGCACCTACACCAACCCCACGACTAAGCAAAAGTTGTTCTCCCAATATTGGCCCGCAAGCACCGCTGCCGGTGACTGCCAAGCCTATGTTTTGGATGACCCCGATGCCGTGTTCAAGGCGGTTGTGTGCAGTTCCGGTACTACCGTTGCTTCTGGCGCTATGGCGATGATTGGCACTAACGTGTCCGCCATCAACAACACCGGCAACCTGAATACTGGTAACTCGGCTAACGCAGTTCTGGCTCCTTCGGATACCCCTGTTACCACCACTCTGCCTCTGCGCGTGATTGGTCTGGTTACGGATACCGCAGTTTCCTTGGGTACTGCTACTTACAGCACGGGTACTACTACCCTGACCGTGAGTGCTCTGCCTTTCGCACTGCCCGTTGGTACGGACGTTTCTGTGTTGACCACCAGTGGTCAGCTTGCACAGACGGGTTCCTTTGTTGACACCGCAGCCGCCGCTGGCGCAACCTCGGTTGTGTTGAACCAAGCTGCTACGTTCACATTGAACTCGGGTGTTTACACCTCGACCGTTGTGTTCACCCAGTATCCCGAAGTCTTGGTTAAGATGAACCAAGGTCTGCACGGCTACTACTCTGCCACTGGCGCATAAGGAGTTAAATCATGGCTATTTCACGCGCACAACTATTGAAGGAACTCCTTCCCGGACTTAACGCTCTGTTTGGTCTGGAATACGCCCGTTACGGCGAAGAGCACAAGGAAATCTACGAGACTGAGACTTCCGAGCGTTCTTTTGAAGAGGAAACCAAGCTGTCTGGCTTCTCCGCCGCTCCGGTGAAGAACGAGGGCTCTGCAATTGCTTATGACAATGCGCAGGAAGCTTGGACCACCCGCTATAACCACGAAACCATCGCTTTGGGCTTCTCCATCACTGAAGAAGCAGTGGAAGACAATCTGTACGACAGTCTGTCTGCCCGCTACACCAAGGCTCTGGCTCGCGCTATGGCATACACCAAGCAGGTTAAAGCTGCTGCTGTTATCAACAACGGTTTCTCCGCAGCTTATGCTGGTGGCGACGGCGTTGCTCTGTTCAGCACTGCTCACCCGCTGGTCAATGGTGGCACCAACAGCAATCGCCCAACTACCGCTGCCGACTTGAACGAGACTTCCTTGGAAGCCGCCGTTATTCAGATCGCTGCTTGGACTGATGAGCGTGGCCTGTTGATCGCAGCCAAGCCTAAGAAGCTGATTGTTCCCCCTGCTCTGATGTTCGTTGCTACCCGTCTGTTGGAAACCAGCCTCCGTGTTGGCACTACCGACAACGATATCAACGCGCTGAAGAACAACGGTTCGATCCCTGAAGGCTACACTGTCAACCACTTCTTGACAGACACCAACGGCTGGTATCTGACCACTGACGTTCCTAACGGTCTGAAGCATTTCGTGCGTTCGCCTCTGGCTAACAGCATGGACGGTGACTTCGATACCGGTAACGTGCGTTACAAGGCTCGCGAGCGTTATTCGTTCGGCTGGTCTGACCCACTGGGAATGTTTGGTTCGCCCGGTTCGTCTTAAAAATAGGGGCTTGCCCCCTTATTTGGAGCCCCCCACGAGGGGGCTTTTTTACGTCTAAAAACTGTCACAGACGGCATGGTAGGATGACTTGCAGCGCGGTGCTGCAACTATTTTTTGGAGTTTTAATATGATGTTTACCCTGTCTCTTGACCTAGCCGATGGCGGTTATTTTGAATTCTCTACCGAGTCCATTTTGAAGTTTTTGCAAACCGCTCAGATGTTGGGTAACGCCGACATTGAAGAAGTGGACGACGAAGACGGCGAGTTTGAGGCGTTTGCTGACTGCTTCGCTGAAGGCGAAGAGTATGAATACGATCACGATGCCGGGTGCTATTGCTGGTACGACGAAGAGTACGATGTTTGGTACTGGTTGGATGAGGCCACCAATGAGTGGCTCTTGGTTGAAGACGAAGCTGAAGACGAAGCTGAAGAGGCTTAATCTGTGTTGGGTTCTAAAGGGGGCTTCGGCCCCCTTTTTCGTTCGTGTTCGTCGTAGTGGTGTATGCGGTGGCAGTTGGCGCACAGTGCTACACACTGCTTTATTTCTTCGTAGGCCGTCTTAAACCTGCCGTTACCTATAAGTTCGTTGACGCTGTATTTCTTAGGCCCGACGTGGTGAAAGTCAATCACCGCAGGGTGGGAGAACCCGCATTTGGTACAGGACAACCCCCGTTTGAACTCTAACCATTCTTGTTTTTTCTGCTTTCGGGTTTTTCTTGACCTGACCTTCACCTCGTCTTTGTTTTTTTGGTAATGTTTGGCCGACCACTCCTTATGCTTGGCTTTACTGACTTTTGGGTCTTTGTAAGGCATGGTCTTGACGCATCACAAAAATGGTGTATATTGCAGCTATCCGGGCTTTCCGGTGCACTGAACTGTCCCGGCAGACGACATACCGATCAGTGTACCTAACTTGTATGTAAGGACTTATCATGGGATTCGCTACTCACCTCGGCCCTTGGCTGCTTGGCACTGTCAAAAACACCACCGGCACCACTGCTGGCACTATTGAAAACCTCGGTGCAACCGTTGTTTCTCAGACCTTCAAGAAGAACTACACAGGCTCTGCGTTTGACGTAGCTGCTACGGACACTATTTGCGTACTGCCTGCTGGTGCTCAGATTGTCAACATCTTCATTGACACCTTGACGGCTTTTACGGGTTCTACCGCAGCCAACGTGGTAATCGGCACTTCGGCTACAACCAACCTGTTCTGGGCTTCTTCGGACATCACCACCCAAGGCCGTTTGGCTAACACCAACGCTGCTTCTAAGCTGGCTAACTGGGCAGGCGCAACAAGCACCGCAGCCCCTAACGGTATTGGTGTTGGCCCTACGGACGTAATTGTTCAAGCGGTGTTGACCCCCACCGTTGCCAACGTAACCGCTGGTACTGTGCAGTACACCATCATGTACGTGGTTGCTAACTCCAACGGCGCTCAGTTCCCATCTAACACCGAGCAGTAATTAGTCTCGGGGGCTTCGGCCCCCGTTTTACAGGAGATTGAGCATGGCTGATATTGGTAAGTGGCGGTCTATTACCCAAGTGGGTACGTATGAGCCATTTGAGCTACAAGTGTCGCGTGGGCAAATTCAGGGCCACTCTGTAGTCACTATTGCTGGTTACAACTCTGATGTTGATACCGCATGGGAAATGATTACCCCAATTGGTGACTTGGCTTATGCCGCCGCCGCTTTGCAGATGACGGTGAGTTCTTCCAGCGCAAACGATACTTCGGCTGGCACTGGCGCAAGAACTGTGTTGATTGCAGGCTTAGATGCCAACTATGCAGCCATCACTGAAACGGTGACCCTTAACGGTCAGACTGCTGTAACCACAACAAATTCATTCTTGCGTATCAACTCCATGTTGGTGACAACCGCAGGAACAGGTTTGGCAAACGCAGGCACTATTTACATTGGTTCAGGTACTGTGACCTCTGGCGTGCCAGCAACTATCTACAACGTGATTGCGGCTGGTTTCAACAACGCAACCTCAAGTCAATACACAGTTCCTGCTGGCTACACAGGCTATTTGGCTGTGGCTCGCATTGGTTTGGCACAAGACGCTGGAACCACACTGATTACTGCGCGAACACGTTTTGTTGGCACAAACGGAATTCCATTGACTGGCCCAGTCATCGTAACCAACAACGGCATTTCTACCATTGACTTTCCGTATCCTATTGCGATTGCTGAGAAGACTCGCATTCAAGGCGAAGCAATTGGTGGCGCTGTTGACAATGAAGCGGCTGGTTTCTTTGAGTTGGTACTTGTTCAAAACTTTATTCAGAGTTGAAATGGCTAAGAAAAACCCCTCCCTTGCAGTTGGTCGTGGCGAGAAGCTACCCGTCTCCAAGGGGGCGGGCTTGACTGCCAAAGGCCGTGCCAAATACAACGCTGCAACCGGCAGCAACCTCAAGGCTCCACAGCCCCAAGGTGGCCCGCGCAAGAAGTCATTCTGCGCCCGTATGAGTGGCATGCCCGGCCCAATGAAAGACGAAAAAGGCAAGCCCACCCGCAAGGCGGCTTCCTTAGCAAGATGGAAGTGTTAAATGGACAACCTAAACACAATTTGGTCTTCGGGTCTTACAATGGCTTTGACAGTCATTGGTTTCTTGCTCAAAGAGAAGTTTGCTGAACTGACCCGGCTTAACCTGTTGCTCAACAAAACCCGCGAGGAAATTGCCCGTGATTACGTTACTCAATCAGAAATTCAGCGCATTACTGACCACATTGATCAACGCTTTAACAAGCTTGAAGCAAAAATTGACCAGCTTATTCAAGCGGGGAAGTGATGCCGAGCACAAGTAAAAAGCAACACAATTTCATGGCTGCGGTGGCTAATAACCCAGCGTTTGCCAAGAAAGCCGGGGTTCCGCAATCTGTAGGTAAAGACTTTACCGCCGCAGACAAGGGGCTTAAACTTAAAACTGGGGCATCTAGGCCCAGTTTGCAACGTATCAACAAACCTGTAACCAATCAGGGCAAGAACGAACTGTTCAAGAAAGGTGGCGACACTATGGCTTCTAAGATGAATCCCGGTTTTATGGCGATGATGGCAAAGAAGAAGGGCGCTGCGCCTTCTCCAATGGGTAAGCCCGTCATGAAAAAAGGCATGGACACGGCTAAAAATGGCATGAAGATGGCTGGTGGCGGTTTGGCTGCTGGGCACAAGAGCGCGGATGGGATTGCCAAAAAAGGCAAGACTGAAGCACGTACAGTAACGATGAAACGCGGCGGCAAAGCCTGCTAAGGAGTTAATCATGGCTGACCAAGACGAAATTGTTGCTCGCAAACGGCCTGACCAAAGCCGTCTCAAAGTCTCTAAAGAAGAGCTAGACGCATCGGGTCTTAGCTTGCGTGACTTTATGAACCAGAAACAAGGGCTGACTCGTCGAGATGACGCCCCGAGCAGCGGCCCGGGCCGCAAGCCTTCTGGCCCCAAAAAGTCAGAATGGGACGATAACAGCACGCCTATGAAGAGCATGCCAAAAACAGAGAGCCAAGGTTCTATGCCTATTGGCGACACCACCTACTCCAAAACTGTCAAGGCGACTGGCGGTGGCGGTGAAGGTAGCGGGTTTTTAGGCAAGAAAATGCGTGAAGCTATGGGTTCCAAGTTTGCAAAAGGCGGTTCGGTTTCTTCCGCATCCAGCCGTGCGGATGGCTGCTGTGTCAAGGGTAAAACCAAGGGTACGGTTGTGGGTATGAAAATGGGCGGCATGTCCTGCTAAGGAGTAGTTTATGAACGCACGAGATTTAGCCGCCTTAGCTGCTCTTGGAGCAGTTGGATATCACCTTTCTAAAGGCAAAGGGAAGAAGGGCGACGCAGAAGGCGCTGTAGATGCGTCCCCTGAAAAAGATAGCGGTTATTCCTCCACCGCCGATGCAAAAAGCGATATCCGTGGGGGTGGTTTTGATAACACCCGCGAAGATATTAAACGCAGTGACATGGACGACTTTAAAGGCGTTCGCCAGCCTACGCGCCCCGGGCAAGATAAAAGTGGGGTTCGTAAAAGTTCTGTAACCTCTAAACCGGCAACTGCTGAAAAAGCTCCTGAAAAAGCTCCTGAAAAAGCTCCTGTAGAAGATTACGGAAACGAAGGCCGTCGCGCCAGTAGCACGGGCGACAAAATTGCAGCGTTGAACGCCAAAAACGGCGCGGCTAGCGCTAG